TGGCCAAAAAATTTCTCCGTCTTCATAATCATCATTTAGATAAAGAACGGCTGCGTACTTAATACTTGGGTCTGTATGCTGATCTGTATGAGCTTTTAACTCTACGCCTTCTTGCATTCTCTGGAATATTCCAAAAGATAGGTGAAGGGTTGGATCACACTTGTAGATTAAATCTGTTAATCTTTTAGTAACTATTCCTGCTACTGGGTAGTCTATAACCAAAAGATTCTTGTCGTCCCAGCCTTTTGTGATTTCGTATTTTCCTTCAGCTACAAGGTTTTCTACGTCATCTCTACCAAACTTTTCCATACAGAATTTTGCAAGATGTTCTCTATAGTGAACAAACCATCTTTCTTCTGGAGTGCTGTCAATGATCTTCCAAAAATCTAATAGCTCTTCATTGGTAATAAAATTTTCTACAATCAAAATACCTTCAACTGGCTCAGCTACGTCAAAGCCAGCATTGATTAGATCTTCTTTTAAGAAAGTTTCCATGTATCCTCCAAATTATCCTATAAGTATATTATAGCAAATTATTTATTTGCCTCCCTGACACGATTCGAACGTGCATGTATCCATTAGCCTTTCAAGCGGGTAGAAACCGCAGGGCATACAAGGAGATAGTGGGGTATAAAACAAATTCCAATCAGAGGCGGATCCGATTGGAATTTGTTGCGCCAAAGCGCTGTATGGGGAACAAATGGTGGGATGCTACAACCCATACTAAAACAGTATAAGACAAAGAAAATTCAAAGTCAATACTTTTTAGTTGATAAGCTGTTTTGTAACCAATAGGTCGTATACGTTTCCAAGCATGTATTCAATAGAAGGCATACTCTTCTCAGTCATCTTTTCAATTTCATCTTCAGGCATACCTGATCCAGCCGCCATCATTCTATTGTCATTTAAAAATGACTCTAGCATCATCTTTACAACTTCTTCCTTATTCATTTTCTTCCTTTGCTCTAAATGCTGGGGAGGGTCCCAGCAAAAATCCCTCTTTATGATATTCTATCATTTTTTCTAGATCTTGACTAGATACAGTTTGCTTTGCCATAAGAAATAAAATATCGTATATTCTATGAAGCATAATATAATTTACCATAGGCAAATTGTCTTCTATGCTACTTTCAATATTTTCCTCAGACATATTTTTCTTCCGAAGTTATATCAAAAAGTACATTCTTAAGAGTTTTACCATTAGATAAAGATTCATCTAGATATTCAACAAAACTCTTTATTGTTCTGTCTGCTATTAGATCTCTTGGTATGTGAGCACACGGGATAACCATGGCTATTTTCATTAAGACGTCTTTGCTAAACGTGCTTTCCATCTACCGCCCTTTTCATATCGCTATATACATCTGTTCCGATGTAGGATTTATAATTGCAAGATATGCAATATAAAAATATATCGTCATTAATATCCATATTAGGGAAAAGAAGGCCTTGATCTATTGGGCAAGCCATTTGTTGAACAAGGCCCTCTTTTGCCATTGATAAATACTTTGACACAATCTGTATCTTAATATCTATCTCCTAACTATTTTGGAAACTGCTGTAGCCACTTTTTAGTTGCTGGCGTTAAGCCTTTCCAGGATGACCAGTCTTTACCGCCATCAGTCATATAATACGTTATCTCTGCGTTTATTACTGGATCAAATAATAGTACATTTGATCTCAAATTGAATTTCTCTTTACGATCTTCGCCAAGGTTTCCTAGCATATTGATCTGAAAAATTCCGTAGGAACTGTCTCCAGTATTCCTGTTTCCATTGTAAGCCATTGGGCGTCCATTGGACTCCTTCTTAGCTACTGCCCAAGCCATTTTAAGGGCTTGTCCTTCGAATCCTACAGACTTGAGAAGTTGCAGCAACTCTTTGTCTGTAAGCATTTCTGAAGCTTTGTACACAGTGTTGCTGAATTTTTCCAGCGATTCTTTCTTCAGTTGTGCTTTTTGTTCTATAGAAACTTCTGGCTTTACAACCAGAGCCTCTGCTGATGGCATTGGGTCAGGCTGGACTCCAAACAGAAATAATGTTATCATTCCTATTGTAGTCCAACTATGAGCAACGCTACTCAGTTTTTCTTTTATATTCTCCATTGGCATTCCTCCTTTAGAGATAACGAACTATAATAGTAACATTGTTTGATAATAACTGTCAAGCTAGTCGACCAGAAAGTTAAAATGAAAATATCGTATCACACTGCTAAGCAGTCTTTAAATCCAGCAATTGGATACGGTTATGCTGGAAATAATATAGTAAAATCATTAAGAGATCTGGGACATGAAGTTAATACTGATGATGAGTCAGCAAAAGTTCAATTAAATTTTTGTCAACCAGACTATTTTAAGTTTAACAAGAATCAATATCAAATCGGATATACTCCATGGGAATCTACTATTATAAAGAAAGAGTGGGTTATCTTATTTAATAGATGTGATGAAGTATGGACAACATCTGATTGGTGTGCAAATGTTTTTCAAGAAAATGGAGTTAAGGTTGACATAAAAGTTTTTCCTCATGGCATTGAAGATATATGGTCTCCAACAAAAAGAGTTGTTGCTGATGATAGGCCATTAAAGTTTTTGCATATTGGAGAACCAGCACCAAGAAAAGGTGGACAGCTAGCACTTGATGCTTTTGTAAAATATTTTGCTGGGGATGAGCGTTATTCTTTAACTATTAAAGGACATCATAGTAATAGTACTAGAGTACATATAAATGATAATAAGATATCTACTCCTAATATATATAATAATATAAAGATTATAACAGAAGAGTTAGAGTTAAGTCAACTAGTAGATTTATACAAGTCCCACCACGTTTTAATTTATCCAGGATGGGGAGAAGGTTTTGGTCTTATTCCATTTCAAGCACTTGCAACTGGAATGCCAACAATATGTACAGAATCTTGGGCACATTATAAAGAATACCTTGGACCTCTAAAGCTTAACTCAACACTTACAGATGAAGCAATACCAAATACAATTAAAAATATACATCTTGGAAAAATGTTTAAGCCAGATAAAGAAAACTTAGAAGAGAATATGCTTTTTGTTGCAAAAAACTTTAAAGCATTGTCTGGTTACTACTATGCTCAGTCAACTAAACTACATAAAGATTACAATTGGTTACAGTTGACTAATAATGCATTTGAAGACATTTTTAAAAAGTTTTCCTAGAACCCTTCCCTCTATAAATAAAGTTTGCTAGAATAGGACTCTATCTAAATTAAACTAACCGCAAGGCGGAGAAAAAGGTGTCACTAAAAATGTCTAGAACTATTGAAAACCCATATGAAAACTTTATTGCATTATCAAGATATGCAAGATGGATTCCAGAAGAAGGCCGTCGTGAAACATGGGGTGAAACAGTAGACAGATACTTTGATTTCATGCTAAATCATCTTCGCAAAAATCATTCCTATAAGCCAGATGATAAGTTAGTTGAAGAGCTAAAGGATGCAGTATTCAATCGTAATGTTATGCCATCAATGAGATCAGTAATGACTGCAGGTGCAGCTCTTGACAGAGACAATGTAGCAGGATATAACTGTTCATTTGTGCCAGTAGATAATCCTCGTTCATTTGACGAAACAATGTATATCTTGATGTGTGGAACTGGTGTTGGGTTTTCTGTTGAATACAAGTACGTCAATAAACTTCCTTCCGTCCCAGATTCTTTTGAAAAATCAGATACAGTAATTGTTGTAGAAGATTCAAAGCAGGGATGGGCAAAAGCATATCGTGAACTACTAGCACTTCTTTGGACTGGGCATATCCCAGCAGTTGATGTTAGCAAAGTTCGTCCAGCAGGTGCTCGTCTTAAGACAATGGGTGGTCGTTCATCTGGCCCACAACCACTTGTAAACCTTTTTGACTTTACAATTTCAAAGTTTAAGAATGCAGCTGGTCGTCAGCTAAAGCCAATTGAAGCTCATGACATTATGTGCAAGATTGGAGAGGTTGTAGTTGTTGGAGGAGTTCGTCGCTCAGCAATGATTTCTCTTTCTAATATCAATGACATTGAGATGGCAGCAGCAAAATCTGGAAACTGGTGGGAGAATAATACTCAACGTGCTTTGTCAAACAATTCTGTTGCTTACTCTAGAAAGCCAGAGATGGAACAATTTATAGCAGAATGGAAAAATCTTTATGATTCAAAGTCAGGAGAACGTGGAATCTACAATGTTGCAGCAGCACAAGCACAAGCAGCAAAATATGGAAGAAGAGATCCAGATGTTCATTACGGAACAAACCCATGTTCAGAAATTATTCTACGTCCTTATCAGTTTTGTAATCTTTCAGAAGTCGTATTACGTGAAAAGGATACAAAAGAAGATATTGCAAAAAAGGTACGCCTTGCAACAATTCTTGGAACATGGCAATCAACATTAACAGACTTTAAGTATCTTCGTAAAATTTGGAAAGATAATACTGAGGAGGAAAGACTTCTTGGAGTTTCTCTTACTGGACAGTTTGGTCACAAGTTCATGTCAGGCAAACAAGACATAGTTGCTTTGGAAGCATACCTTATGAGTTTAAGAGAGTATGCTCGTGAGACAAACAAAGAAGAAGCAGAAAACATTGGAATCTCTGAATCTGCTGCAATCACATGCGTGAAGCCATCAGGAACGGTATCACAACTAGTTGGTGTATCTTCAGGAATGCATCCATGGCACTCACAATATTATATTCGTACAGTGCGTGGTTCAAAGGGAGATCCAATTTCAACTTTCCTAAAAGAAGTTGGCATCCCAGTAGAAGATGATGTAATGAAGCCAAACGATACATATGTATTCTCATTTCCAGTAAAGGCACCAGAAGGTGCGATTGTAAGAAATGATTTAACTGCATTAGATCACTTAAACACATGGTTGGTATATCAACGTGCATGGTGTGAGCATAAGCCTTCGATTACAGTTTCTGTAAAGGAAGACGAATGGATGGAAGTTGGTGCTTGGGTATATAAGCATTTTGATGAAGTATCAGGCATCTCATTCCTGCCTCACTCAGATCACACATACAAGCAAGCGCCTTATCAAGAGGTTACAAAAGAAGAATATCAAGAACTTCTTTCAAGGATGCCAAAGAGCATTCGCTGGGAAGACCTATCTTTCTATGAGACAGAAGATGGAACTTCAACAAATGCCACACTTGCATGTACTTCAGATGGAAATTGTGAGCTTGTAGACATTTCCGCATAAAAGTAGTACAATATTAGAATTGGGGTAAAACCCAAAATTCCTGGACAGGTGTCCAGAAATAGGAGGATCTAATGAATACAGATCTAAACAAGGATGGGAAGATAACAATGCAGGAAAAAATTCTAGCAGCGTTGGCAAGCTATGGACGTCATTTTTTAGGTGCATCAATCGCTCTTTATATGACAGGAAACACTGATCCAGGAGATTTAGTTAAGGGCGGAATTGCAGCAGTATTGCCAGTAATTTTGAAGGCTCTAAATACTAATGAGCCAGCTTTTGGATTCACAAAGAAGTAAAACTTAAAACCGATTAGGACGACTCCTGTGCTAAAATAGGCATAGGAGTTTTCCTATTTAGGAGATTTTGAAAATGGCAACACAAAAGAATTTTGAAGTAGATCAAAATACTACTTTTACCTTTATTCTAGAATATAAAGATTCAACTGGTACACCAATAAATTTAACTGGCGCATCAGCTAAATTGCAGGTTCGTGATACAAAGGGTGGAAGCAAGTTAGCTTTTACATTGACATCCCCATCTAGCGGAATAACAATAGATCCGCTTCTTGGCAGACTAACTGTTAGAATGACTCCAACTCAAACAAATAAATTGTTTTATCCAAAATCTTCATACGACTTGATGATAACAGATTCTAATACTGTTAAAACAAAATTGATTGAAGGATTTATAACCCTAAGCAGATCGGTGACAATCTAATGGCAGAAACAATCGTTATAAACGAAACCGTAAATGACGTAGTTGTTTTAGCAGAAGGAACACAGGGTCCTGCAGGTAGAACAATATTAAATGGAGTTGGCGTACCAGCATCGAATCTTGGAGTGTCTGGTGATTTTTACTATGACACACAAACTACCAGATTCTATGGTCCAAAGCTTTCAGACTTATCTTGGGTTGGCGCAAACAGCTTTCTTCTAAATGCTGGAGTTATTTCATATGAAATGTCTTGGGAAACCTCTCAAATAGATGGTCCATTTAATGGTGTATTTTCAATACTTATTATCCATAACCTTGGCTTTAAGCCAAACGTAACTGTAATTAACAGTGCTGGAGATGTATTAGAAACTGGAATATACTATAATAATGACTATATATTAACACTGACAATGGCTCAACCATTTGCAGGGACAGCGTACCTGTCTTAAGGAGCAAAGAAAATGGCAAGATTATTTGTAACTAGCATCAATCTGAATAAGAACGAACTTCAAAATGCTAGAATTCAAAATTTAAGTTCTGCACCATCAAGCCCAGTATCTGGACAAATTTACTTTGATACCGTTGATAACATTTTATATTTCTACAACGGAACAGCATGGATCCCAGCATCAGGTGCAGCAGAGGTAATTCAAGACACAGTATCTACAATGATATTGACTGGAACTGGTCTTAATAAGCTTTACGATGATCCAAATGGAACACTGACTTTACAAATTGATTCATCAGTAACAACAGATAATAATACACAGACATTAACAAATAAAACAGTTAACTTAACTAATAATACTTTATCTGGAACTATTG